GTATTTGGGTTTAACATATCCCGAAGTGGAAAAATAGACACCAACTCATCGGAGTCGGATTTAGTAGAGAAGGAACCAGTAAAGTCCTTCATTACTCCCGANTCNGATGATGGTGCTATTTCCGTTGCAGGTGGTTTTTTCGGAAACCACTATGTTGACTTTGAGGGTGCATCTAGAAATGATGTAGANCTCATCAAAAAATATAGAGACATGGCATTACATGCTGAAGTCGAAATGGCCGTTGACGATATCGTGAACGAGTCTATTGTGTTTGATGGATTCAAGAAACCAGTTGAGATTTTTCTTGATGATCTGGATGCACCAGAGACTATTAAGAATAAAATTAGAGAAGAGTTTGATTTCATTCTCAAGACAACTGATTTCTACAATAAGGGATATGAAATATTCCGTAGATGGTATGTGGATGGTAAATTATTCTTTCATATTATTCTTGATCCGTCTAATACTAAAAAGGGTATTCATGAATTGCGTCCTATTGATCCGATAAAGATCAAGAAGATTCGTAAGGTAAACAAAAAGATTGATCCAAAATCCGGAGTCTCTCTGATTGATTCTGTAGAAGAATTTTATGTCTACCTTGACAACGACGATATCACATCTAACACTGCGACAACATCAGATAAACTTTTGTCTGAGCAAGGAATCAAAGTATCCCCTGATTCTATTGCATACTGTCATTCTGGATTGTTCGATTCATCTAAGAAACGTGTTCTTGGGTATCTACAGAAAGCAATTAAACCACTAAACCAACTTCGTATGATCGAAGATTCAGTTGTTATCTACAGAATCTCTAGGGCCCCTGAACGCAGAATCTTTTATGTTGATGTGGGTAACTTACCAAAGAACAAAGCAGAGCAGTATCTTCGTGATGTTATGAACCGCTATAAGAATAAGATGGTTTATGATGCATCAACTGGTGCGATGCGGGATGAACACCGACACCAATCTATGCTTGAAGACTATTGGATGCCACGAAGAGAAGGTGGTCGGGGAACCGAAATCACAACTCTGGATGGTGGACAGAATCTAGGTGAGATGGAAGATGTATTATACTTCCAGAAGAAACTATACAAGTCACTCAATGTTCCACTCTCTAGATTAGAAGCAGAGAATGGATTTAACATGGGTCGTTCTTCTGAGATTACAAGAGACGAAGTTAAGTTCTTCAAGTTTATCGAGAGACTCCGTAAGAAGTTTAGTGAATTATTCTCTGCACTTCTCAAGGTTCAGTTGATGAGTAAAGGTATTATTACCGAAGACGACTGGGTAAAGTATGAAGATTTAATTTTCTTTGACTTTACCAAAGACTCATACTTCACTGAACTCAAGGAAAACGAACTCCTCAAGGAACGTATTGATCTCTTACAGACAGTAGACGATTACATTGGCAAGTATTACTCGATCGAATATGTCCGCAAGAACATCCTTAAGCAAAGCGAAGAAGATATTAAACTTATTGATACACAAATCAAATCAGAAACGGCATCAGGTGATATTGATTCTGATTCAGGTGAAGGAGATGATGATGGATTCTAGAAAAGCAATCGATGCTGCATTGATAAACAATGCAAATGCATTCAAGCAGCATATAGAAAATGGACTGAATGACAGGGCATCAAATGCACTGCACCAAAAACGACTAGAAATCTCGGTGGATTCTATGCATGTTCAACCCGAAGAAGTTGAAGCACAACCCGAGGTTGAGGCATCAGAATAACTATATACTAGGTAGATTAGATACACGAAAAGGACCACCCAATGAAGAAACTAGTACCAGCAATCATGATCGATAACCTTACAACGGCCTCAGAAGTCTTTGAGGGGATCATGCAGGAAAAGATTACTGATGCTATCGAAGCAAAGAAGTTCGAGTTGGCACAGGCGATCGACGAAAAGAAGAAGTTAGATGCTGTCGATCATGATGAACTCGATGGTGATCACGATGATCGTGAAGATAAAGACATCGACAACGATGGTGATGTAGATAGCAGCGATGAGTATCTGCACAACAGAAGAAAGACCGTTAAGAAGGCAGTCAAGAGCGAAGAGGTTGAGGTAGACGAAGCAGTCACCGCAACCTTACAGTTTAAGAAGGATGCCGATGGTGTTTCTGCTGGTGGTAAAAAGGTTGGTAAAGGAAAGTACAAATTTACTTTCAAGAGCGACACCGAAATGATGAAGTTCATGGATAAGCATTCATCGAAGATGCTTGAAGGTGTTGAAACTGAAATTGCCAGAGAGAAAGAATCCATCGCAAGAAGCAACGAAAAGATCAAGGGTCTTCAGGACAAAGAGGATCGTAAAAAGTCAATAGGAGATAACAAATAATGTTTCTTATCACCGAGACAACTGAAGACGTTAAGTTCCTGACTGAAGATAAAAATGGAGAGAAGCAATACTTCATTGAAGGTATCTTTATGCAGGCAGAAACGAAAAACCGCAACGGAAGAGTATACCCAAAGAAAACTCTTACCGATGAAGTTCAGAGATATAACACTGAGTATGTACAGAAGAATCGAGCAATGGGTGAATTGGGACATCCAGAAGGACCAACAGTCAATCTGGAACGTGTGTCTCATATCATCAACGACCTTCGTGAAGAGAATTCTAATATCATGGGTAAGGCGAAAATCCTCGACACCCCATACGGTAAGATCGTAAAAAATCTTATGGATGAAGGTGCAAAATTAGGTGTATCGTCCCGTGGAATGGGAACCCTGAAAGAGAAAGGTGGAGTAAATGAAGTCCAAAAAGATTTCATGTTATCTGCCGTAGATATTGTAGCAGATCCATCTGCCCCTGATGCTTTCGTTAACGGAATCATGGAAGGTAAGCAATGGATTTGGGATAACGGTTTGATGAAAGAACAAGTCATCGACAGTTATCAGAAAATGATTAGATCTGCATCATCTGCGGATCTGAACGAAACTAAATTAAACGCATTCAGGGACTTTTTGAACAAACTCTAAAACCCAAATTATATAAATAGGTCGTAGTAACAAACAAAGGAGCATTTTAAATGGCTACTAAAAACACAGAAACAGAAGTTAAGTTGGACGAGATGTCTGACTCAGATCTTGGTCTTCAGATGGCCAAGATGCATACTCTCATGAAAAACAATGGTGCATCCGACGATGAAATCTCGGAAGCACTTTCTGATTGGAAGGGTCTCTCTACTGAAGAGATCACCGAACGTCTTCAGGAAGAACTTGCCAAGACCGATGAAGGTTATGGTAAGATGAACGCTTCTAAGAAGAAGATGAAAGAAGAAGAAGACGAGGAAGATGAAGACGAAGATAAGGAAGTCGAAGAAGGCAAAGTCCCACCACAGTTCGTGAAGAACTTGAAGAAGAAAAAGGGTGAAGACGACGACGACGACGACAAGGAAGACGTTGAAGAAACTGCCGACATGGGTACAGCAAAGAACACCGCGAAGAAAATTCTCGATGTTAATGACAACCAGGCCGCTGACGGTAAGAAAGCAACAGACGCACCTAAGGCAGGAGCAAAGGGTAAGGTTGAGAAACCAAACATGAAGGAGCATATTGACGCTCTCTTCACTGGTGAGGATCTTACCGAAGACTTCCGCACAAAGGCAACTACCATCTTTGAAGCAGCAGTAAACGAAAGAGTCACTGCAATCGAAGAGGAGTTAACTGGGTATCACAACACTCAACTCGCAGAGCAAGTTGAGTCAATCACTGATGAATTGACAACTAAAGTAGATGATTATCTGGGTTATGTTGTAGAACAGTGGATGAAGGATAATGAACTCGCAATCACCAACGGTCTTAGAACCGAAATCGCCGAAGACTTCATGGTCGGACTCAAGAATCTTTTCGAGGAATCATACATTGATGTCCCCGATGAGAAGACTGATCTGATTGAAGAACTCGCAACCAAGGTTAGCGATCTTGAAGATTCGCTCAATGAGCAAATCACAAATAATGTAGAACTCCGTAAGGACATCTTAGAGTCCACCTGTGATGGTGTCTTCTCTGAGGTATCGAGAGACTTAGCGGACACCGAAGTTGAGAAACTTCGTTCGTTAGTCGAAGGAATTGAGTACGAAACAGAAGACCAGTACCGGGAGAAGATCAACGTAATTAAAGAAAGTTACTTTGGTACTCATGCGTTTTCAAAGAAGACTGAACTCTTCAATGAAGCACCCCAGTCTGATTCAGCAGAAACTGTAGATCCAATCACAGATCCTGTAATGTCAATGTACTCAAACGCAATCAGTAGAACTTCATCACCAAACAGACAAGTTTCGTAAATCTAGTCAAACATAAATAAAAAGTGTTTAAAAAGGAAACAAGGAGAACACAACAATGGACCCTAACAACACATTCAATGTAGATGCACTAAACGAGAAGTGGAAACCACTTCTTGAGCATTCGGATCTTCCGAAGATCGAGGATAACTATAAGAGGAACGTAACTGCGATTCTTCTTGAGAACGAAGAGAACGCTCTTCGTGAACAGGCACACGCCGAAGGCCGAGAGTTCATCTCGGAAGCAATTCCTGCTAACGCCAG